TATCAATGACTAATTTAAACACGCAATTAGGATTTTTAGCGACCAGTTTTGGCCGTAACTACTTGGTACCTGTAACATTGACAATTTTTGTTCTGGTACCGTACTCATTGAGATTATTCTCAAGTTGGTACTATCGTGGTATTGTTCCACAAGAGATGCAAGCTTATGCCACAAAGCTTGTTTTATCTTTGGATGAGATTGAAATGGAGGATGAGGAAACTTGTTCCCCACATGAAATCTATTCCAAACCTCGTAATCGTTCGCGCTTCATGACTAGCATTGTTGCTCAAACGATTAACCATATTCCAGGCATCCAGGTGGACTCTTTGGCTAACAGACTTGTTGCCAAGCACTACCTGAACAATCTCTGTGTGAAGAGAGGTCTACGACCTACTCACATAAGAGATATGTTGCCACTTGCTGTTGAACTGGTGTTTGTTCCAACAACGAGTGATATCGATGCCGCCCAATTCAGAGCTTCTAGAATCGTGTTAAGTCGATTGGAAGAACATGAGAGGGCATGGTTCTCCTTATCAAATGGGCTATTCTTTGGGTTGTTCGGTAACCGTAGGTACCGTGCAACTCCAAAGGCAGCCTAGGGTTGCCTTGGGCAACTACCTGAGGTGCTGTGCGAACCTTCGCATGCTCCCGAGCACCCCGATTTAAAGGTAGTTAGATTCCCAGGGAAACCCAATAAACTCCGTAAGCTAGACCACTTTCATTACCTGTCAAATGAAATTCGATACGGAGTTTATCAAAACACTCTCACAACTTTGGAGCGGGCATTACTTGAACGTGTTTTCTATGTAAAGAAAGAAGGCACATTTAGGGAGCCGCCTGTACCATTACCTAACCATTTTGACAATTTGTCTGTGTTCACTGACTCATTGACTCGATTATCACATTATGCCACCCCGTTGAAGCCACAATCGTTTGTGGATCTATTCCAGGATCGCAGAAGGAAAATCTATCAAAGAGCCATTGATCAAAATCAGATTTATGGATTTCAAGATAAGCTAAGTAATATTAGGCCATTTGTTAAGCGGGAGAAGTATAACTTCACCGCCAAACCAGATGCCGTGCCTAGGGTTATTCAACCACGTAACCCTAGATACATTGTTGAGACAGGGAGGTATGTAAAACCTATTGAGAAGAAGATTTACAAGAACATCAACACTGTTTTTGGCCATGAAGTAGTATTTAAGGGATTAAATGCTGAGAAACGTGGAAAGTTGTTAAGATCTCATTGGGATGAGTTCAAGGAACCAGTTGCAG